CAGAATCTGCAAGGTCTTGATCAATAGCATTTGGATCTCTAGGAGCAGAAGTTGATTTGATTACTTCTATTTGAGCATTGCCTGGTTTTTCTAAACTCTTGGCAAACTTACCAGCATCAAAGAAGAATGTGCTCCCAGTATTTTGAATTAAATTTGATCCACCTGTGGCACCATCTAAACCTACACCATCCTCACCATCTTTTCCTTTTACTTCTTTGTTTAATACAGTTCTAGAATTAAAGGCATACTGTCCTCTTTTATTCTTAGATCGAGTATCAAAAGGTACTATATCTGATTTTGGAGTAGATACTGATGACTTTGCCTCTTCGTCAGTTTCTGATTCATCCCCTTTCTTATCACCCATAAGCGGAGTAATCGTCATTGCTCCACTATCTTCCAACTTCAAGTCGGCGTTGGGAGTTAGATTCTCTGTACCGTCAACTTTAGTTTCAACTTGAGGGGTATCAACTTCTTCTACTCCATCTACAGTCGTATCTCCTTCTTTTCCCTCTACTTGTGATTCTTCTTCTTGTGATTCTTCTTCTTGTCCCTCTTCTTCTTCCTGATTTTTGCGCTGATTTAGCCTAATCATTCTGTAGAAGAAATCAACACTATCTGCGAATGTTTGCGTAGTGTCATTGAATGCTTCTACATCAATATTATTTTGTCCTCTTATTTGATCTTTCTTACCACCTATACCAAGGAACTTTTTAGCTAAGAATCCAGCACCAACGGCCAAACCCACACCTAGTGCCGCCTTACCTAGTGTTGGTAATATGGCAGCAGCCTTTGGTGCAAGCATTTTAAGCATCAATCCCTGTATACCCAGTTTGACAACACCACCAATAAGTCCTTTGAAGAAACCAGATTTAGGTTTTCCTCTCTTGGCTTTCGCCATCTTCTCAATTACATCTACAATTATACCCTTTGCTTGATTTAAGAATAATATATTCTTCTGTAATGATCCTTGCAATCCATTCAAACCAGATGCAAACTGATTCAATGATCCTAAACCACCTTGGAATATCTGACCTAGGAAAGCTCGTGGGTCAAATGGTTGTTGTTGAGGACCAGCTATTGATTGTTTTAAACCAGATGATAGGGTATTAAACTTCTGAGTTACAAGTCTATTGACCATCATGGTCTGTCCTTGCACCTGTTTCTCTGGTGGTTGAAGCATCTTTGCGATACCACCAAGTAAACTCTTAGTCCTTACCTTACTCTGTTTTACCCCTGATGCTTTACCTTCTTCTTTTCCTTTTACTCCCTGAGCACCACCTACCAGTCTGTTACCAAAAACTTTGCCAACATTAACCTTCTTACCCTTTTTGAGAACTTTCTTACCAAAAGAGAGAATTTTATTTAATTGTCCTTTACCTCTTTTCTTAACCATTTTTGATTTGTGCTTCCCTAGCTTTCGCTTTTAGGTTTTCCTCTTCAATATGTAATTTAAGTAGTCCAACATAGATGTCCCTTTCCCAAGGTGGCATGTTTTCTATTTCCCATAAAGAATACTTATGAAACTGCATAAGGGCGAAATTGACTCGGAAGTATGTCTCAAGATTGATATGAGACATACCTAGGCGAAAAAATCGGCCAGTCCCTCCAACACCACAGTGTTTTTCTTTTTGGTATTAGGATTAACGACAGTTAAGGTATGTTGTAACTTAGGCATAGTCTGAAAGAAAGTTTCAATCTTTGCAAACTGTTTTGATGTCAATGCTTCGACCCATTCTCTAAGTTCTTTTTTAGTGCAATCTGCAGCTGAGAACATATCTTTTTCATTATAAACCATATCAATACATGATGCTATGATGTCGAACGATTGTTCTACACTATTTGCATCATCCTTGAAATTAGTTTCAACAAACTGACTAAGAGAAGGATACTTCATCTTAACAGTATATCCATCAGATAATTCAATGTCAGTGCTGTGACCCTCTGATGTAATGACTGATATGTCATTTATAGGAACATTCACTGCAACTTCAGTCTTGCCGTCATCACCACATGTAACAAGTAGATCTATTGATTCACCAACAGATTTGCCACGGATATTTAAAAACAAGTATTCAATGTCAAAAGCAGGGAGTGTCTCAATTTTGACACCCTTTGTGATTACACAAGCTTTTATGACTTGTTTTACGGCGTTTGTGATCTCTTTTTGATTTTGTCCTTCTAGAGCAAGTATAAGTATCTTTTCTTCTTTTACCAAAAATGGTCTGTACTTTACAGTCTTTCCATTTGAAGGCAATACCAATTCATACTCAGAAGTCGTAATTGTAGGTAAAGGCATAATATGTAATTATTCGTTATTATTTAGAGGGGTTTTTTAAGCGTTAGTCTGTGTGGCATTAGCATTATTTTTTCCAAAATACTTTGGATTTAAGTTATCAGTTTCCAAAGATCCTATGGCAAAAGCTCCAGGCTTACCTGATCCGTCATCCTGTGCTTTTGGTTCTGGTTTAATAACTTCTTCTTCAATTCCTTGTTGCTTTTGATTAGATATTATCACATATCTATCGTAAGCAAATTCTACTGTTACTTGTAAGACTGAGGATGCTTGATATGTTAATGCTATATCTTGTACAGCAGTAGGAAAAACATTTATAAATTTATAACTAATTGCTTCCTGTTTGAACTCTTTAGCTAGTCCTTCCCTAGCAGTTAGAGCTGCTGCTTTATTACCAATATCTTTTTCAAATTTAGTAATAGACATAGTTTTCTTATATTCACTAGGATATCTGAATCTATGATAAGCATATCTGTCAACAGCAGATGGATATCCACCAGATCTACCCTGTTGTGGAGTTCCTTCAACACCTTGTCCATTACTATAGTATAATGGATTCATAAAATTTATCCATTCTTGGAATAATCTTAAAGTTTTGTAGTCAGCAGGGACGTAATAAGTTATAGCAATATCATTGTATGCTCTCTGTGTGGCAAATTTCTCAGTTATACCTTGTCTACTTCCGACCTCCGATACAACAGTCATGTTTGATCCAGGCAATATTGCTTCAGATGCTAATATGGAAAATCTTTTTGAACCAAGATTAGGTTCTAAAACTCCGCATGATGTCAACCAATCTTCTAAACTTGCCTCTGACTTAGAACCAAACTCATCTCCAACATTACTTAACCCTAGTGCAAGATCTAGATCCACTGTATAAAAACTAGAAAGTGATGGAGCTCCCAATGATGTTTGAAAATCACTCAAGAAGTCCACATCACCCTGATTATAGAGCATACTCCTTTCATTCTTGGGTTGATCCCCTCTAGGTTGCTGTATAGAACTTGGAGTAACATCTACACCGAAGGTTACTTTGTTAAAATGATTCTGGCTTTCTTGTTCTGCCATCTAAATATAGTTATGACTTACATACTATGTATATGGCTTATAAGGGAAAATTTAAACCAAAACATATAAAAAAGTATAAAGGCGATCCAACTCAGATCATTTATCGATCTCTTTGGGAGAAAAAGTTTATGGAATACTGTGATTTAACAGAGAATATAAGTCAATGGCAATCAGAAGAATTCTGGATACCCTATAAGAATCCCCTAGACAGGAAGATACATAGATACTTTCCCGATTTCTTTATCAAGTATGATGATGTAAGTGGTAAAAAGAGATCAGTTGTTATAGAGGTAAAACCCAAAAAGCAATGTAAGGCTCCACCAAAGAACCCTAAAAGGAGAACTAAATCATGGGCACATGACGTTCAATCATGGGTTATTAATCAAGCCAAGTGGAAAGCAGCAGAACAATACTGTGCTGATAGAAAGTATGAATTTAAAATCATGACCGAAGACGATTTAGGTATATCACATGATCGCAGAAGATATTAGACAACAAGCTTCTGGTAGGAATAAGAGTGGTGCATGGTATGTCAATGCACTTCAAAATGCTCTGATGGAAGTACAGAGTATAGATGTAAGCACACAAGACACTAGCGGTATATCTATTGGAGACTTATTTTTCTTTTCGTACAGTCCAAGATTTCCAGAAAGATACCCATTTTGGGATGTTCAACCACTAGCAGTTCCCTTAACTTTCTACCGAGATGGGTTTCTTGGATGCAATTTACACTATGTAAATCCAGGCTATCGTGATTCTGTTGCAGAAAGCCTACTAAATAGCGGTGGCGGAGCGTCTGTGCCTAAGAATACTATACACAAATATCTGTATTCTGGTATAGGAAACTTACAAAAAGTTCCTAGAACAGAGGACTGGGGAGAAATTTCTAAACTTCCTACAGAGCAGTTCATAGATAAGAACGGTATGAAATACCCCAAACATAGAGCATTTAACTGGAATAAACACAGAAAGTAATGGCAGAAGCAACCCCTAGTTTTAACGACCCCAAGTTGTATGGAGTGGAAATTGATACTCCTGTCATCCAACAAGAGGTAAATGGTAGAACGCAATCATATAAAACTTTCATCAAAGATGGGAAGGTAACAATTCTCCCTGTGGATTATACTGGAGCAGTTGAACCAAACGCATATGCTAATGCAATATATGAAGATGGAGTATGGTATGATAAAAGAATTACTCAGCCTGGAACAAATCGAGTAGGTCGAGGTTCATATTCTAAAGTTGTTACCATAGATGGGTTGACGAAAGTAGATAATGGTGATGGTACTTTCACATATGAAGGTAAAATGAATGAAGATATCAAAGCTGCTGTTAATAATCACGCTATAGCAACTGGCCAACCTACACCAGAGTTTGCAAAAGTAGAGAATGATAATTATGCAAACGGTATACCAGCTGAGATTGCTAGATTAAAAGAAGAGATAAAGGGTGCGAATGGTCGTGATAAGCAAGCAAAGAAGAATAAATTATCTAGATTACAAGAACAGTGGGAGAGAAGTGAATCAAATGAAAAAGTAGAGTCTGATGGTTTATCTGGTGTAGTAACAAAAGGTGCTTCTGATTATGATACTGACAGTGACATAATGTTTGCAACTCCTGTGAAGTATCCTATGGATATGTCACTATATCAGGATCACTTTAGTATTCAGTGTTACGCATATCAAGCTCCATATGCAACAGCATTTAAAGGTAAGAATATAGGAGCTGCATTTGGTGCTCAAAGAGGAACACCATATAGAAAGAAACTAGGTGCTGGTATATACTTACCAATGCCTAACAATATGATTGATGGAAACTCAAGAAACTGGGAAGAAGATAATATGAGTGTACAAGGTCTAGAGGCTATAAGAAACTCTATGAGTAATGGTGTTATGAAGACTGTGTTTAGATCATTTGGAGCTGGTAATCTTGTCTCCTTTATATCAAATGCTGAGTCAACTGTGAGATCTGCAACACAACGTTCTGGTAGACAAGAAATAGTAGCAAACAAACTCAGTCAATTAGTTGGCGATTTAGGATATGATATAAGTGCAGATGCTATACTTGGTAGGAGTCTTGGTGTTATTGCTAACTCAAATACAGAGTTACTATTTGCTGGTGTTTCTATGAGATCTTTCGAGTTTTCATGGGTTTTAAGTCCAAGAGATAGAAGAGAGGCAGCAAATGTAAGAATGATTATTCGTGCGTTAAAACAGTGGTCTGCTCCTAGAAAATTATCTAAACTAGCATCTGGAAAAGATGCCGCTGAGAAAGGGAGAGGTACAGGTTTAGCTGGAGGACCTAGTTATTTCTTATCAACTCCAAATGTATTCAGACTAAGATATCTTACCAACGGTAATAATAACATTCTTGGTGTGAATAAATTTAAACCTTGTGCTTTAACAGATATAAACATGAACTATACCCCAGAGGGAATGTGGATGGCATATGAAAATGGTATGCCCGTATCTGTGCAAATGTCACTCAAATTTAACGAACTAGAGCCTATATACAATACAGATTATAGTGATCAAATTGCGGAAGGAAGAAACTTCGCTAAAGAACCATTGGGAGATCTCATGCCTATTGGTATTGTTAAACAAGATACACCATACACAACGGACGTAGGATACTAATGCAAGGTTACTTTACATATCTACCAGATCTAAATTACGTTTCTAGATCTCCTGATAGAAATTCTAATGAGGAGTATATACCTGTCAAGAATATCTTTAGAAGAGCAAAGATTCGTGACGATATGATGTCTGTAGTTACTTCTTTTGAAGATTTTACTGTTATTGGCGACGGAAGACCAGAACAGGTTGCTCAAAAGATATATGGAGATCCTAGATTTGATTGGGTAGTATTGATATCAAATAATATTACAAAAATAAGAGACCAGTGGCCTCTTACAGAAAATGATTTTAGAAATTTCCTTCTAGATAAGTATGGTAGCGATGAGGAATTAGAAAAAATACATCACTATGAAACTAAAGGGTTTGGTGATGATCATGGAAGAGTAGTCATGCCAGCTGGATTAAAAGTAGATTCAAACTTTAATTTTAATTACCTAGAAAGAAACGTTGTTAGACAAACAACAGTATCTTATGGAGGAATACCACTAAACGAATTATCTACTGTTGATAGTTCAGGCACTGTAAAAGATGCAAATGGTAATGTTATAACTCATAATAATATATTTCCTGTTACAAATTATATGTACGAATTGGATATTAATGAATCTAAAAGAAGAATCAAAGTCCTAAGACCAGCGTACTTAAATCAAATTGTAGCAGATATGGAAGAGATTATGTCTTATAAGAGATCTTCTCAATTTATCAATAAGAGACTTAAAAATGCAGACAACCCCAGACTAAGGGGAGGCTAAAAAAAAGGGGTCGTGAGACCCCTTTCTTATTGTTTACTCTTCAGCGAGTTTTTGGAAGTAACTCAGTGCATCATCTTCCTCTTCATCTGTGGCAGATGCCGTAGCAGCTGCAGAAAGATTAGATATTGCATCAAGATCTTCGGTTGTTGGTCGTTTTCCTTCACTTAGATCTTCTAAGTCCTCATCAATAGATTGAGTTGGAGCAACGACTTGCTTTCTTGCAAGAACTGAGTTCAAACGTGCCTTGAGTTCATCATAGGTTTTGAACTGGTCTGCAGCAGTAAACTCACTGAGGTCATAGATCTTATCGTAGATCTTTTCTAACTCAGCATCATCATCTAGAAGTGCCTCTACCTTACCAAACTCTGAACTATCATAGTTCCAGAATCCAGCAACCTGTTTGATCTTCAACTTGAAGTTAGCACCCTTCCAGAAATCGAATGGGTTGATTGCCTCTTCATCATCGAACTCAGGTTGCATTGCAGCAGTGATCTTATCAAAGATTTTCTTACCAAACTTGTATAGTTTGACTTCTCCTTCGTTCTCAGGATTAGTTGAATCCTTTACAACGTAAACGTTTGCATAGTAAGAAAGCTTACGCTTTTGCTTACGAGCAATATCTTTGTCAGATTCACGACCACTGTTCCAGAGACTTCTGTTGAGTTCTCCGACAGGATCATCTTTACCGAGTGTAGTTAGACTATTCTCAATATACCAACCGCCTGGTCCTTGGAAAGCGTGACTCCAAACTTGAGTCCATGGCAGTTCACAATTAGCATGTGCAGGGAGGAATCGAATAACTG